CTCTTCATTACTAGTGGGCTATATGATTCAGGCTACCATGGAGTAATGGCTGGTGCACTTCACGTCGAAGGTGGCCCAGCTAAGATTCAGAAAGGTACAAGAGTGGCACAATTCTTAATGTTTGAAGCAGAAACACTATCATTGTATGATGGCGATTACGGACTCGGAAAGGAGCACGATAAAAAATATGGAAATTAATATTAAAATAGAAGAGTTGCAAAAACGTTCGTTGTTTATTGCAACACCAATGTATGGTGGACAATGCGCAGGTATGTTCACTAAATCAAGTAACGACTTATCTGCACTTTGTATGCACTACAAAATTCCTGCTAAGTTTTACTATTTGTTCAATGAGAGTTTGATTACTCGTGCACGTAACTATTGCGTTGATGAGTTCTTAAGGTCTGATTGTACACACATGATCTTTATTGATAGTGACATAGCATTCAATCCTAACGATGTTATTACTATGTTAGCAATGATGGATCATGAAGACCCTGAGTGTCCATATGACATCTTATGTGGTCCGTATCCTAAAAAGTGTATTTCATGGGAAAAGATTACTCATGCAGTTAACCAAGGTGTTGCTGATGAAGATCCAGAGATCCTTTCTAAGTTTGTTGGAGATTATGTATTTAATCCTGCAGAAGGTGGAAATGAGATTAAAATTAGTGAACCTGCTGAAGTGTTAGAAGGTGGTACTGGTTTCATGATGTTCAAGAAGTCTACATTGCAAAAGTTTGCAGATGCGTATCCTAATATGCTCTACAAGCCTGATCATGTAAGAACTCAACACTTTGATGGATCAAGAGAGATTACAGCATTCTTTGATGCAGTAATTGATGATAAGCAACTTAATGTTGCTAATGAACTGGAAGCATTTTACAAAGAGAATGCAGAAGCTACGCCTGAGCAGGTTATGGAGTTTGTTAAAGACAAGACTACATCTGCTATTGAAGGTAAGAGATACTCTAATCGATACTTGTCTGAAGACTATATGTTCTGTCAGTGGGCAAGAAACATTGGTATTAAAGTATGGCTGTGTCCTTGGATGGAACTTCAACACATGGGTTCTTTTGTATTCGGTGGATCGTTAAAAGACTTAGCGTCCATTGGAGCTCCAGCAACTGCTGATCCTGGAAAGGTAGGCAAGAACAAAGCAATGTAAGCACTAAGTTTAGTGTTTGTATATTAAATGGAAATTATATTATGAAATTGAGTGAAAGTACTATTAACGTCTTAAAATCATTCTCTGTTATTAACACAGGGATTGAATTGCAACCAGGGAATGTGTTGAAGACAATCTCGCCTCAGAAGTCTATTATGGCTAGAGCTGAGTTGCCTGATACCATTCCAGCAGCTGGTTGTTTCTATGAGCTGCCTAGATTCCTAGGTGCACTAACTCTCTTTGACCAACCTCAGTTGGACTTCAATGAGAAATATGTTACTATCAGAGATGCCAAAAGAACTCTGAACTATACGTTTGCGGATCCGCAAATGATTGTTACCCCTCCAGCTAAGGAAGTAGAACTACCTTCTGTAGATGTTGAAGTCAATCTTACTTGGACTGACATTAACAATACTATGAGAGCAGCTAGTGTTATGTCCCTACCAGAGATTGCAATCACAAGTGATGGATCCACAATCAACATTGAAGCAATCAGTAGCAAGAATCCAACAGCTGACAAGTATGCAACTGTTGTAGATAACAATGCTAGTGGCAAGGTATTCAAGGCTGTGTTCAAATTGGAGAACCTTAAGCTAATGAATATGGACTACACAGTCCAGTTGTCCAGCAAAGGTATCGCTAAGTTTACTTCCATGAACAATAAAACATGGAAGGATGAGAAAGTTGAGATTCAATCTATTCCTCAACTGACTTATTGGATTGCAACAGAACAACATAGTTCATCGTTCGAGTAGGCCTATGCTAGAAAATTATCTTTGGGTGGAGAAATATCGCCCCGGTGTACTAGCAGATTGTATTTTACCAGACGAATTAAAGAATACATTCCAAAAGTTCATCGATAATAAAAACATCCCTAACTTATTGTTATCAGGATCTGCTGGTGTTGGTAAAACGACAGTGGCAAAAGCTATGTTAGATGAACTTGATGCTGACTACATTGTAGTTAATGGTTCATTGCATGGTAACATTGATACGCTAAGAACAGAGATAATGAACTTTGCTACAACAGTATCGTTTAGTGAAGGACGTAAGTACGTAATATTGGATGAGGCTGATTACCTTAATCCACAATCCACGCAACCCGCTCTTAGAAACTTTATGGAAGAGTATTCTAAAAACTGTGGATTCATACTAACATGCAATTTCAAGAACAGAATCATTGATCCACTACATTCACGTTGTAGTGTTATTGACTTTACATTTCCAAGAAAACTAGCACCTAAACTTGCTGGTGACTTCTTTGTTAGAGTGAAATCAATACTCGACCAAGAACAGGTTAAGTATGATGAGAAAGTGTTAGCTGAGATTATTCAGAGACATTTTCCTGATTGGAGACGTGTTTTAAACGAGTTACAGCGCTACTCCGTGAATGGGATCATTGATACAGGATTACTAGCTAACTCCTCTCAGAACGCGTTTAATTCGCTTCTAGCCCTGCTAAAAGAGAAGAAGTTCAGTGACATGCGAAAGTGGGTTGCACAGAACTTAGATAGTGATCCAACAAGTATTATGAGACAACTGTATGACCATGCCAGTGAGAAAATAGATCCAAAGTCTATACCTCAATTGGTCTTACTTATTGGTGAGTATCAATACAAGTCTGCCTTTGTAGCTGACCAAGAAATTAACTTAGTTGCGTTCTTAACGCAAGTGATGGCAGAAATCGAATTTAAATAGGAGACAATATGCCTTACGTAGAGAAGGTTGGTGTCGAGGGTGTCAAGGATCAGATTGATCAATGGTATCATGTAATGCATGATCAAAACCTCGATGGGTATACTTGTAGAGCTTGTAAGAGAAAAATTACTGAAGTACTGGAAAAAGCCAAACAAGCATTAGTAGATGCACCGGAGTATGTAGAGGACTAAGATATGAAAATCAAAGTGGCAATTATGGGATATGGGTTTGTTGGTAAAGCAACAGAATATTTCTTAAAAACTTATTGTCCTAATGTTACAGATATTCAAATTCAAGATCCAGCAATGGACTTATGGGTTGAAGATTGGGATAGAGTAGACTACACATTCATATGCGTTCCTACTCCTCAACAAGATCGTAAACTTGATATCTCATATGTGATAGATGCATTGAATAGTTGTTCTGGTAAGCCTATTGTAAGAAGTACAGTAGGACCTGAACAAGTCAATCATTTAAATAGTATTAAACGTATTATTTTATGGCCTGAGTTTCTAAGAGAAAAGACTTGGAAAGAGGATACTGATAACAGTAAGCAAATAATTCTTGGGGTTGGATTTCACATTCCTAATGATCTGTTTGCTCTTTGTGGTAGAAAAATAAAAACTACTGATCTGATTGAAGCATCGTTATTTAAAATGTCACGTAATGCTATGTTGGCAGCTAAAGTAGCACAAGCTAATATGTTATATGATTTGTGTCAGAAGTTTGCAGGTGTTGAATATAACAATATCAAAGAACTTTTAATTTCTGATGGCACATTAGGTACAACGCACTTTGATGTTCCTGGACATCATGGTAGAGGATTTAGCGGTAAGTGTTTACCAAAAGATACGACGCACTATGAAAGCCTATTTAAAGAATTAAACCTATACACGGAAGTACTGGATTACAATGAAACCCTTTGATTTTGTTAACAGCATAAACTTTACAAAGAAAAATATGATGCGAGGTACAGAGAATGATGACCTTGCAGAGAAAAGTTATGTCCCATATTTAACAAATAAAGCGTTATCATATCACACAGACACATTATTATATGCAAATGAGATTAACCGTCTTCACTTTTTAGACAATAAACTTCAATATGAGTTTTACCTAAATACTCTTAGAAAAAAGAAAAGGTTTGCGAAGTGGGCGAAAGCAGATAGTAATGATGATATAGAAATGATTTCACAATATTTCAACTATTCACCGTCTAAAGCTAAAATTGCTCTCACCATACTTTCGAAAGAAAACCTTCAAGAAATAAGAGAAAAGGTTACTCGCGGTATTGAAAATGATAGACATAACTAGCTTAATTGAAATTAAACTTAAGGATCCAGAAGACTTCCTTAAAGTCAAAGAAACTTTGACACGTATAGGTGTGGCATCTAAAAAGACAAACACCTTATATCAATCATGCCATATTTTACATAAGCAGGGACAATATTATATCGTCCACTTTAAAGAATTATTTTCGTTAGATGGTAAAGCATCTGATTTTAATCAAGATGATATATCAAGACGAAATACGATAGCGCTTTTACTAGAAGAATGGAACCTTGTAGAAATTGTTAATAAACAAATGACACAGCCAGCTGACAGTATAAGTTCTATCAAAATTATTCCACACTCTCAAAAGGGAGATTGGAATTTGGTTGCCAAGTATAACATTGGCAAACGAAAATAGGGTCAGGTCCATCCAACTTGGCCGGCCTGCGAGCGATGTTCCTGGCCCGACCTATTGACATTAACACACATACACACAGGAGGAAATTATGTCAACACCAAAATCTGGATTTGAAATCCGAGCAGACTTGTTAAAGCAAGCACAAGAACTTCTTCAAGATAATAAATATAGGAAGATCGACTACTATCACGCACAAGTATCAAGAGCAATGGATCAAAAGGATGTAAACTATCCTGACTATCCTATGGATTGCTTGAATGGTATTAACTCTGCTGATATAATCACAGTTGCAAAACAATTTAACGAGTTTGTTAACGAAAAGTAGTTGATTTTAAATCTTATTGGGTGAGATAATATAAATAATAACGAGTGCTCATAAGAGGCTCGAAATTAAACTTCGCTTAGAAAAGGAGGAAACATGACAATCTACGAAGAACCCTTTGGTCGTTTCAGACCGTTTGGTATTGGCTTTGATGAAGCCTTTCGCCAATTAGATAAACTGCACGCAACTACAACAGGTAACTACCCGCCCTACAATATTGTAAAGGTGGATGAGGAAAACTTCCTTGTTGAAATTGCAGCTGCTGGATTCGCTAAAAGCGACTTTGATATCACTCTTAAAGATGGCTCATT